CAACAATGAAGTTACAGTTGAAGCAAGTTTTGGAAGAAGGATAGAAGCGGTCAACTTGAACCACTTCTCGTCCATACCAACTTGCTTTGTACTGAACCATTGAAATAAACTCGCTCCAACTTGCATCAGAAATACTCTTGGATAAACAGCGATTTTTGATCATTCCCTTCACGTTCAAGTCTTCAAAAACGATCGTTTGGTTTTCACGGATCAATTTTGTCGACAACTTATGAAGGAAGTCCTTTCGAATGTTGGCTATATGAAGATGAAGACGAGCTACCTTGAGCCTAGCTTTGGCTCTACTCTTTGACCCTTTCTTTTTACGAGACATTTCTTGTTGAAGAAAAGCTAACCGGGTTTCGAACTGTCTAAGGAATCTAGGAGGCTTGACTTCTAAATCATCAGAAGTGACAAGAAACGAGTTCAGACCAAGATCAACTCCAATTTCTTCTCCTGATTGAAGAGGAATGAAATCCTCACGTTTAGTGAGAATTGAGATATGATACTGACCGGCTGAATTGAGAGTCATGGTAGCTGAACGAATTTCTCCCTCTATTTCACGGTGGATCTCAGTTTTAATACCCTCAATAAATTTGGGTATGAAGATCTTATTGTCCTCCACATTGACGCATTCCGGAATGTGAAAACTATTCTTTCCACCCTTCTTCTTGAATCTAGGAAAGGCTGCTCGCTTGTCAAAGAAATTTCCGAAGGCCCCGTCAAGAGTTTTTAGAGAGGCTTGAAGACTTTGGGCAATACTCAACTTCAACCAAGCAAATTCAGGTTGTTTTTTGAGTCTAACCAGTTCTCCACAGTCTTCATGGTAGTTAGTGGGACGTCTTTCTGAAACAGTATTTTCCTTGTTTAGAAGGTAGAGTTCATTCCTCCTAGCAAGGAAGTGATTGTAAATCCATCTAGAAGCTCCGAAATGTTGAGCTAGTCTTCTCCTTTGAGAGGAATTTGGGTAGAGACGAAATTTGTAAGAGTAAAGCATCTATGCTGAAGGATTAGGAAGTCTAGAAATAAATTGACTATCAGTTGCAGTTTAGGGATTATCAATTAAGAAATAGAAGGAAAGAAAACCAATGTCAACATCTCCTCCTGGATTCGGTCCTCCAGATCCAGCAACCGCTGCATCAGCTAGTGCCTCTGGCTCCGGAGTTCCTCGCTCGTCTACGAGTGCAGGGTCTGCTGGGGTAGACCTGTCTGATGTCTTGAAGGGGATGAATAATGTTGCAGAAGCCCAACTTTTGATGATAAAACTGTCGGGAGAAATGAAGAAGTCTTTGGAAGAAATTCCTAAAGTCGTCATGGATATCTTCGACAATTTCAAAAAAGTTAAGATTGGATTAAAAGAAGGTGTAGACGACCTTGAGGACGTCAAAGATGCAGCTGAGGAACTGAGGAAGGAGACAGAGAAGTTTTCAAAGGAGGCTAAGGGAACCTCTAAATCTCTTGATGCTTGGCAACAACAGATGCGCCGCATTCATGACATGAACGTGAAGCTACTGGCAGATAACCGAATTCAGGGTGAACAGCGCAAACAATTGACTGCCCAGCTTCACGATACACAGAGGGTTTATGAGAGTCTCCGTAAGGAATCAACTTCCACCTTTGATAAAAAAGTCATCAATGACGCTGCTATCGCTCTTGATAAATACCATACAACAGTAAAGGCTCTAGGTATCGAATTCAAGAAATTGAAGACTGGAGGGATGTTTGGTCAGGCTCATCACAATATCCTGTCGGCATTTTCTGATGCGGGATTCTATGTCAAGCCTGGAGTACGCGAACGTGTGATGAAGTATGGTCAATTGGCAGCCAACATGAAGACCATTGTAGACCATAGAAACGCAGAAACTTCAAAGTTTTTACCTCAATTCACCGAAAGAACTGCCTCAGGACACGTAGATTGGAAAAGAGCTTCAAAAGCTGGTCTCACTAAGGAGGATCGGTTTGCTTGGAAGTATAACGATCACGACGACGATGCCAAGACGGTAGGAACTGGCTGGTTGGGAAGACGCGCTATCCGCGCTTTAGGAGAATCTAAAGGAGGAGGCGAGGAGTTAGGACTATTCCATCGTGGTGTACTCGGAGCAATAGACAGAGGAGGGGGATCAGTTATCAAAGGAGTAGCTTCCTGGGGAATGGGTCTAGCAGAAAAGGGGATGGGAATGGGAGCCGGAGCGATGGCTATTCCCGGTGTTGGAGAAGGTCTTGCTCTTCTTAGCCTAGTGAGAGCAGCCTTCGACAAGCAAATTGAGATCAATCAGGGAATCGAGAAGAACCTTGGTACTGCTGGAATATTTGCTCCCGGTGCCAAATCCGCTGGAGTGTTTCAAAATTTGTCAAGAGTGCAAGCCAATCTGATGCCTGCAACTGGTGGAGGATTTTACAACACTATGGGCATCACCTACAAAAAGAACATGGAAGTCGCCCAGTCAATGGCCGCCAGTGGTATGGGATTGTCAGAGCTTCAGCAGGGTGAAGGTATGTATGCGGGCAAGTATGCTCAGCCTGGTTCGGATGTTAAACAGTGGGGACCAGGAACTTATGGAGCTATTCAGCATACAGCTTACACCACTGCTCGTCTTGCTGGTTACGATACGGCGGCTGGTACTGCTCAGGCTGTGAAGTTGATACAAACCTATGGTCAGTCTTTGACTGCTACCAATGACTTTTTCCTCACATTGAACAAAGACGCCAAAGCTGCTGGCATGACCACAATCAAGTATGTGAGCATCATCGATGATGTGACCAGTGGCCTTGGCCGTATGAACAAATCGTTCACGGAGTCCGTGAACATCATTCGCACTTTGGGCAGAACGGGCGGAACAACGGCACAGGATATCAAGGACTACTTTGAAGCAATAACGGGCGGTGGAGCGAAGAAGGAGCTCCCGGTATCTTCATTCCTATTTGGTACAGCAACTCAAGGAGAAAAGGCAGATTATAGAGAGATCACTCAAAACAGACAGGAGGAACTGGCTGGTGGTATAGCTAAGTCTATTCAGGAGGCTCACTTATCAGGGAGGATGAAAGGATACACTAAGGAGAATTTGGCTGGCATGTCAGCGGAAGAACTTCGAGGATTATTGCCAGAGCTAGCAAGAGCCCAGGGTGATGAAGGAGCCAAGACTGGAATTGGTGGCCAGATTAGAGAGGCTATCACTAACAAGTACCGATCCGATGCTGCTAGAGAGTTCGCTGCTGGAAAAATAAATGCTGTTCAAATGGCCTCCGTAAACAACATGCTGGGTTCGGACATAGGCACACAAGTGTGGCAACAGAATCAAGCACTGGAAAAGACTTTGAAGCCATTTGGTGGCAATATCAAAAAGGCAATCCAAAGTCCATTATCTGGTGGATTGTTTGAAGCCTTTGGAGGAGGTAAGAGCGAGAACTTTGAAGCAATGATAGAAGCCCGTCAGATAGCAGCGGGTGGTGTAGTGGATAAACTTCGGAACAAGGCCACTACTCCAGCAGAGAAGGCAGAACTCATTGCAAGGTATGCAAATGTGGTACCTGGTGGTGCTAAGGCAATCTCAAAGATGGCTGAAACTAACCCAGATAAACTAGAGGATCTTCTCACAAAGAGTGCTGAAATTGGCACTGAGGTTTTGAAATCACAGCAGCAGTCTATAACACTGCAGGAGAAAATAGACGCAGACAACGCAGCACGAGATTTGAATGTAGCAACCAAGAGTTCCGCAGATATCTTCGCTGATGCTTTCGAGCACTTGTTCATGCTGATTGTGAAGCCGGTGAATGACATTCTGGACGCCTTGCCCTGGCATGGCGCAGAAGCTAGTGAAGGCGAGAGAACAGCATACGATGCTGCCTATCATAATGTGTCAAAGGATATGCAAAACTTGCAGAATGCCATCGATGACACGACTGGAAAATACACTCCTCAACAGAAAGAAACTTTCCATCAAATGATATCTAGCATCAGAACTGAGCTAGCAGCTAATGCCACCGGAAGACAAACAAGAGAGGCAACAGACCAGCTTAACAAAGCTGGGAACATGGGAAGTAACTATCAATCTGCAAATACTCCTTCTCACTTTGGCTATGTGTATGGAGAAGGAGTTGACAACGTATACGGAAAAGGCGATCTTGATCCTCTGCATAACAAGAAAGGACAGGACAAAAAGTACAGTGAGATGGCTGATGCTTATCTCAACAATGTAGTCAAGGGTGGCATCAACCCGCAAACTGGAAAGCCCTATGCAGGAAAGTTAGAAGAAGACGAATCCGAAATGTTGCCAGTCATGAATCTCTCTAGCGGACTAGCAATGGGCACCGACAAACATGCTGGTCAGATAGCAATTCCTTCTGAAGATTTGGTGACAAAAGAGGGAGAGTCAAAGCTGGCTCTGTATCTTGACAGAGCAGCTGGAAAGAAGGGAGGACTTTTTGGTGCTGATGCTTGGGGTGGTGATCAAGGCAAGTATAACTATGGAACTGATGCAAGCGGCAAATCAGTTGTCTATGTAACTCTCATCAACAACAACGCTGCAAACTGGAATCAGTTCCTTGGTAGTCACCCTGCTCTAGTGACTGGAAAGAGCGAGGTTGTTTCCGCTCCAAAGCCAGCTGTTCCTGCAGTTCCAGGCAAGTCCTAACGGTGTGTGGAGTCAATAGGAGTTTGAATGAGCACCAATCCAACGCAGGCACAAATCGCAGCAGAGGCGGCAGCCCTGAGTGCTCAGTATGGAATTCCTGCAAGTGTGATCATGTCTGTGATTCAGAGTGAATCCAATTACAATCAGTTTGATTCATCTGGAAATCCTCTTCTCAATGTCCCAGTTGCACCAGCAACCTCGACTTCTGGCGCTGTGGGACTGATGCAGGTAATGCAGAACAGTGTTTCTCCTCCACTGACATACGATCAAGTTTCCAATGACTGGCAAGCCAACATGCAGGCCGGTGCCTCTATTCTCAGCAAGGATATTCAAAATGCCAATCCAGGCCAGACACCAGGTCAAGACGGATGGAGCGCAGCACAAACAGCAGCAGGTCTCCCGGCTTATGGAGGATTTGTCAAGAATGATCCTTCAGCCTATGTCAACAAGATCATGACCAACGCTGGGATGCCTGGGTATCCACAAGTGGGACCACCCTCTTCTTCTACAGCTAATGGTCCTCTCCTTCCAGGAGTTTCAGGCGCGGCGGTTGAAGCTCTTCCGGTTACTGGACAACCCATCACTGACACTGCTGATCTCTATCCTTCTTATGTCATAACAGAGGGACTGGATGCAAATCCTTGGTGGCTGATGAAGGGATACACAGAAAATCCCTGGCTCAAGCAAGTTCCGGCCCCGGTCACCTTCGAGGTCATGCTTCCCAACCAAAAGATGCTTTCAAACACCAAGGCTGGAAACACCTCTGGTACAATCTCGATTCAATTAAATGCTTCGGTCGCCAGTTTTGAAGTTCAGGCCGGTCACGTTGTTAACAAAGGTCTGTCCCGCACAGGAATGCATATCACGATGTGGGGACAGGAAGCTGACTTGATCTCGGGAGAAGCTAACACCGGCGCATTCATGAATGCTCTGGGCATCACGAGTTTTCTTAGCGTCTCAAACATCAGTTCTCAGCTTCAGCGTCAGATCATCAGTGCTTTCTCGAATTCCAGTAAACAAGAGAGCAACGTAGATTTCAGCATGACCAGCAATGACCTGAGAATTGCTGCCAGAGATGCCTTCATGGAGCTTCTAGCACTGTTCAAGGCCAATGGAGTTGTGTGGTTCAGAAATTCTACTACTGGTTCTGGTACTGGAGCAACCAATCCGGTTGGAGTGGACGCCTTTTCTCCTCAAACTGGATTGTCAAACTACCAGATGAACGCTCGTACCAATGATGTCATGGCTCGAGGCCAAGTCATCATGAAGTTCCGCAATTCAATGTACTTGGGATACTTCAAGTCGCTGGAATACGAAATGGAAGCAGAACGTCCGTTCTACTGGAAGTTCAGATTTGTGTTCCAGGTTGAGAAGACTCTGACTTTGAACTATATCCCGATGTACACCACAGCAAACCTTCAACCTGTATCCACTCCTGTTACAACAACAATTTCCTATGTTCCTTTGCAGACTCTCTCGCTTCCAGGATCGGTGAGCAAATCATGACACTCTCAGCAGCCCTTTCTCTACCAATCCGTTCCGAGAGACAGATCGTTCCTGCATATAATGCTCAGGTGATCAATCCTGCTCAGGGGAATCCTGTTGCGTCAACTCCAAGCGATTACCAAATCATCGCTGCCCTAAAACCGTACACGGACTACATCGTGTTCAGAATTCCTCATCGTGGAGTCACTTCAAGTGGCAGTCCGGACCCCACCAATCCAGCCTACTTCCGATTCTTGATCAATCCTCACACAGTGAGGGTTTCTCACCAGACTCAAGATACTCAGTTGATGACTCGCGATGGCTGGAAGTTCGGAGTTTGGGGAGAGGGATTTGTAGAGGTGAGCTTCTCAGGTAAGACTGCTGGGCAGTACTTCACATTGGGAACCACTGACATGTTCAAGGAGTTCACTGAATCTTACCAGAATTTGCTGGAACTTCAGTCTCTCTTTGACAACAACGGATACTGGTTCGAAGGAGAGACTCCGGCAGTTGGAGGAACATCGACAGGACAGGCGATTCCCACGGCTCTTACCAAGCGCAGAATCAAGATGCATGAGGATGTGGAGATCTTCTGTGGAGAAACCATCTGGTCTGGAATGTTTGACAAACTGAATGTTTCTCAGAATGTAGACAGCCCTTTCTTGGCCGACTTCAACATCTCGTTCACGGCTTGGAAGGAAAGGTATCGCTTAGATTCGCCATATAGAAACGCAGGAGCATGCAACATCCAGCGTGGTCATTCCTACAGTGCCTTTGCCTCTGTAGCGAATCCTTCTGGGCAAAACACGACGCTGGCAGATGCTGATGTGGATTCCGGCGCTGCCACTTCTCTGTTGACAAACTTTTATTCTAATGGAAAACTAGCTGTTTCTGGCATGTCAAGCACGCCAAAGGCGGCTCAGGTATCAAATTCTCCTGCTTTGGTTGTAGCAGCACAGCAGCAAACTGCTCCAGTAGTGACTCCCAGTCTGACCGCTGCCTCCACTGATTGTAGCGATCTGTTGAATCCAGATCCCACTTTTTGGAATGGAGGAGGAGGTGGAGGAAGTTTGGGACCGGCAGTGTCGTACTCTGGTGTCACTCCAGTTGTTTCATCTAAGTTTTCGTATCTACCAATCGTTTCAACTGCATTTCCTGTCCAGGAAGGAGGGATAAATGTCAAGTAATCCTGTTCTTCCGCATCCAGTTGAGACTGTTGAAGTGAGTGCTACCGGACCAGGGACGATCCGCAACATAATCCAGACTGTCCAAGAGCGTGAAATAGTCAAGACCGCTCCGGATCTGGTGGTGATGATTGACGGAGCTTCATATCTTGAGAACGGATATGTTCATCCTCAGGATGGAAGTACGGCTCCCTATGCTCTTGTACATTTCAACGATCACGTCGTTGGGTTCAGTGCAGGATATGACACTGATCAGCTAGTGCCTCAGTGCTCAATCAATCTCAGTGTACCAAATGCTCAGAAGTACCTCTACCAGACTATCGGAGGCAACAATCTTCTGAAGACCATGGATGAGCTTGTCGTGTTTGCCAAAGGGTACTGGCTTTCTCCCAATGGCAACTCACTCTATCACAGAGTCTTCAAAGGATTGATCAAGTCGGTTTCCCACACTGACAATGGCAAGACTCTCGACATCACGATTCAGGGAATTGGAATTTTGTACTTCTTGCAACTGATGCACATAGAGTTGGCTGCCCCGGTGCAGTCTACCGTTGCCTCAGGTGCTGAAATAATGAACACAAAATATGCTAACCTGAGTCCTTACGAGATGATTGGAGCCACCTTCCGTGATATCGATCTTCAGCAAGGATTTCAATCTCCCACTGCAAACTATAACTTTTCTCAGAGTACCAATGCGAATGGTCAGACAGGAGTCACCAACCCCGATGTGTCTCCTTGGGCAGATGCCATCAACGCTGGATACATATCGAAATGGCAAGCGATACTCACTAATCTTGATAGAGATGTCCATGTGTTCGGACTTCAACCACCCAACCCGAAGTCTCCAACCTTGATTCGTATTCCTCCGAGCACTGAACTCACAGAGCAGGCACTGGGTCACACAATGTTTTCAACAGTGGCGGAGAAAACTCAAGTTGACAACAACATCTACTTGGACAAAATTCGTGAGCATCTTCCAGAGATGGCAATAGGACACATTGAGATGTCCAATGGAAGAATCACGTCACGACTAGATAGACTCCGTTATCTCATCAACATGATCGGTTTTGAGGGATACCAGGACGTCAATGGAGCCGTGATCATCAAGCCTCCTATGTACAACCTGGATTGTACTCAACTCTACCTTCCTAACGAGGCTAAGATCGCTCCTCCAGCGGGATCTTCGACGTTCATTTCCAGTCTGACCAACTCTAACAATCCGTTCATAATCTACCTCTCGGAGATCACTAACGAATCTGAAATCGAAGATGAAGCTGGAGTGGTTGCAACTCGCATGATAATCCAGGGGAGTCTTGAACCTTCTCAGGCTTTTGTCGATATTGCGGGCGGCATCAAGCCTGCAGGTGAGTTTGTTGACCTAGCAAAACTGTCGAGATTTGGTCTTCGTGAGCAACCTCCCCGGCTCTGTGGATGGGCTCACTACGATGATACAACACTGCTCTTCGCAATCGCTTGCTGGGAACTCCAGAAGGCCAACAAGGCATGGAGAAACTACACCTGCACTATTCCTCTTCGTCCTGAATTGAAACTGGGATTCCCTGTATTTTTGCCTCACAAGGACATGTATGGCTATGTGAAGAGCATTCAGCACAGCTATCAATACGGAGGAACTGCCACCACCACAATCACTCTGGATGCGATCAGGAAGAGACCAATGTATCCAGCTTCAACTGTGCAGAACTCACAGAACGGAGATGGAGCGACCGGACCCACAACATACTACTCAGCACAGCCAAACCTGGTTCACAAGATGACGACCATCGCGGCAAATTCGAATCAGGCCCCGGCTCAGCAGTTGGTAGATGCAGCCAGTAAAGTGAGTCAAGATCACGAAGTATTTCTTTCCGGAAATCCGTCGTCAATCAATACAGCGGCTCTAGATAACAATCATGTCGTGAATCTTTCTGATGATCAAGCCAGATTGCAAGCCTATAAAGCAACTCAACTCAGGAATTGGATGGGGTTGCCTTATGACACTCCTGGCAAGAACTATCGTATTCAGATGGACACCTCGTTCGATAAGAAAATGCCTGCAGATGGAGCATACATCACTCTCCTAACAGGGGTGATAGGTACGCCATCCACTGCTGCAAATTCTGGTGGAACAGCAGGTGGAACTCCCTCTATAATCCCGTACACAGACAGCACTGGCTACGAAGTCATTGCTCCGTTTCCTTGGGGAAGATACACGGGTCTGTGCACTGCTCTGTATGAGTGCTGCCAGGGATTCAATGTATCGCCGGAACCTGCTTCAGACGGAACTGGTACTCTAAACGCAGTTCAGTCCTTCTTGTTCTCAGGAGTTGGAACTCCTCCTAACTCGAGCGCAGGAGACAACATGCAATCCGCTGTCTCCACACTAGCTGCATTGGTGAATGATGACTCCATTTTTGAACTCACTTACACCGATGCCACCACGGCGGCTGATCAATCCACAAAACAGCAACAGAGTCTAGTATCAGACCTGGAGACATCCATTAATGCCAAGGCTCAACTGATGGTCAGTGGATTACCCACCAATTCCAACTTGGTCAAGGTTCTGTCACAAATTGGGAATTCAACTACACAGGTTACTGGATCCTCGATATCTGCTGATTTGAAACAACTGAACGCGGGATTCAAGAGCTTCACGTCATAGGAGATCGATGCCTGAATTCTTCACAACCTATCCTGTCGGTTCACTTGAGACAACTCAGGCGCAGGACGAATTTCAGATCTTTACAGCAAGAGTCATGTCGGTTGATCACGAGAGGATCACGTGTTCTCTCAAGGATGAACGCAACGGAGCAGTCTACCAGGAAGTGAACATCTTTCCGGCGAACTCATCCTCTACGACATCAACAGACGTGAATCTCCCTGAAATTGGAACCAAGTGCATGTGCGCAAACATCACATACACTAAGGGAGTGGTCAGAATTGCTATCATCGCCTATGTGGTTTCTGACACCCTGCAGGGAGTGAATGCTGTTGCTACGAGAGGTCCTCAAGAGGTTCCTGGGTACTCCACCAGGACTCGTTCTCTCTATCGTAAAGCCTATCCTGGCCAGAAGACGATCAACACGAGTGGTGGATATACCGAGAAAACTGATGGAGGCTGGGACAAAACCACTGCAGACCTGAGTAGGGACAAGTTAGATCCACATAGTCGAACTTGGTCACAATCGACGTCAGCCCTTGTGAGATACACTGACAGTGGCCTTCACGTGACTGGTCCGGTGAGTCGCCCAGGCGCGGCAACGGTATCTCCTCGCATTCTCCCAGATGGATCGTCGGAGAACATTGTCTATCTCCAACCAAACAGCAAACTCGCCAGCCGATACACGAGTGGATCTCAGGATATCACTCCCTTGGTGGAAGCTCGTGAGATGGTTCAGGAGTTCGCTCTAGACTATCCGGTTCCCATCGAGGTTCTCAACACGAGTCTCATGGACCAGATTCTGGGGACTACTGCCAATCTCTGGGAAAGAACCAAGATTGTTCAGAATGGCAATGTCTCCAATGATGACCAGGCAGTAGCCATCAATCAGACATGGGATCACCCCACGGACGTTAATGCCAAGCCCGTCGGTCCCACCACGAGTGATGGTCCAACTCCTCGTCGTCGTGGCTACATCGTGGAGAAGGTGGCTGGTACACTGGTTGGTTACAACCAGTTCGACAAAGCCAACTATGGACAGGTTCTCAAACCATATCTCTTCAAGGATAGATTCTCGAATGATGTAGCCTCCGGATACAACGTGGTTGCAGCCAGCAACGATCACTCCGAGACCCGGCTCGCGGCCTCAGCCCTTGCTGTTCGCTTTCCTCATGAGTACAACACTACTCGTTGGGATGTAACCAAAGAAGGATCGATGAGTTTCGAGATCGGATCTACCATCCCCAAGGAGAATATCCTCTACGACGGTGGATCCTACGAGAATCCTCTTGGTGCAGGTCGTTCAGTCGAAGGTCACCTAGTTGGAAGTTTGAAGATGGTCGTGGGGAAGAACCGTGATCAGGAAGACTCCATCGATCTGACAGCCCTGGGCCAGACAGTCTTTCGGTTTGGTGCTGATGACACTTCACTTCCCAATGTTCGTCGGACAGTCTTCACTCAGAATCGCGGTCAGAACGACGCTTCTCTTGCTCGTACACTTCAGTACTGGACTCATCCGAAGACAGGACTTGGAGACGCTGGGAGTCTGACCAACAAGACTGCGATGGAGAATGTCTCGCTTCGGGCGGCCATGGATGGCGGCACCATCATCAGATTTGGAGCTAGAAATCCTGGAGTCTTGCGCAAGCATCTGATGAACGGATACAGTGACGGTCCTGGAATTCATGAAGTGGCTCCAGGGGATCCATCACGACAGGATAGCAAGACGAGCGGTCGTCCTACCTATGGATCCGGAGACACAAAGTACTCCTTCCATGATCTAACTCAGGCCGGTGCTCCCATCGTCAAGATGCTCCCCTACAACTGGAGTGGTTCTCCTATTTCCACGAGCATGGATCGTCATGGCCTTTCAATCGACTTTCACACCGTTCGTGATGTTCTATTGAGAATAGGAGCCAACCCCGACACCAATCAATCTCTGCTGATGGATCTTGCTGGAGGACTGGCAGGCTGGTTTGGCAAGGATAATCAAGGTCGTTCAGTGACAGCCACCTTGGATGGTGGGGCTGAATTGGTAATCGGACCTAACAATCAGCAGAAGGGTCTCCGGATGGAGATAACTGGTGACGTGGATTGGACGATAAAGGGGAACTTCCACATGCTGGTGACTGGCGATACAGTATGGGAATCCACTACACATCGCCATAATGTCAAGACTGATTATATCATCGCTGCCCAGAACATTACGGAGAAGGCTATGGTGAGGCATACTACTGAATCTGTGGATGTTATCCACAACCAGGGTCTTTATCAGAGTGATGAAAACTCTCTGAATCAGATTCCATGAAGAAGTTTCAGGGCAAGCAATTTACTAGAGGTACTTTAATATGGGAAGCATCACAAATCCGATTGTTCAAGCCATCACCACTGCGACAGGGAGACTCTCCAGCCTCGTCAACGCAGGTGCGGCTCTTATCAATTCAGGGCCAGCCGGTAGCATCAATGCAGCAGGCAATCCTGGTCAAGAGAACTGGTACATCCAAGCCAAGGGAGGAATCAACCGGCTCAATGTTCTCAACAGTCACAAAGTCAACGAATACTACACCAAATCCTTGGAACAAGGTCGCCTCCTGGAAAACAGCATTGGGGATTCCATGGTTTGGATTCAGGAGAAGAAGAAACAGCTTGATGCCAGGATACTTCATCTGATGCACATGACCACTCTCGGAACGGATGGTCAACTCCCTACTGCTGCTCGGAAACCAAAGTATATCGTCGACTGTATCAAGTTCATGAAGGAAGTTCAGAAAGTGATGGGAGAAATATCTGGTCTCGTCACTGCTCTAGAGAAGGATCTCACTACTTTGGTGATGATTGAGAAGAACGTCTTGGGAATGATCCAGGCTTGCCTCAATATGTTGTCGTCTCTGCTGGCAAACATCTGTAACTGGGGTCTTCCTAAACTCCCTTCGATTCCCTTCATCGTCGGAGACACAATGTGGCGCTTCAATGGATTTGGAACTGCTTTGAACCAGTTGATGGCCAAACCTAACCTCTCCTTCAACTTCTCGTTCTCTCAGTGCAATATTACTCCTGCAAATTTGAACATTTTCAGCAACATTCCGACCAGCATTGCCACGGCCATTCCAAGCTCAGCTATTGGAGCCACTCCGGTCTATATTCCTCCTCTAGACGGTTTGGTTCTCCTGCCCACAGTTCCAGCCTCTGATCCGGTTTTGTCAACTGTCACGGATACTCCCATATTCAACTCAACATTCGATCCGTTCAATCAGATGCTGGGGAGCGTGCCAGATCCTGTCACTATTGTCAGCAATTACTTGATGCCACCAGATGTTTATCAGAAAAACATCGTGAGTATTGCCCCGGCTCTCAGATCCTTGGTTCTTCCAGTGGGAGTTGCTCCCACATTGGCAGACATGAACGCTTTGAAGATGGCTCTTAGGCTCAATGTCAATCTGGATTCTTTGGTAGACAGTAACTTTGATCCCTACCTGACATCAGCATGGCTCTATGAGCTCAATCTCAATCGACAGGTGATGACTCAAGGACGCGGTGGTCAGTGGATTGCCAACTACCAGGCTATCTACGATCAGTATATCCAGCCTTCAGTTGACATTCTGACAAGCACGCCAATTCCTTGGAACAATTTGAACGCACTTGGAATCAACGATCTTCCCACGATTCCTTTGATTCCAATTTTGAAGGCTGATTCAACTCGTAACCTAGCTTGGAAATTGTCGTATGTCGAGGCAGCCATCCTTGGCTATCCCAGGACTACCACGTTTGAACAGGGTCAGGATTCCACATACGTGTCTTCGTTCACCGGCTCAGACCTCGATTACAAGTCAACTCCAGTCGATATGACAGTGGTTTCTACCTACACTCTTGGTGTTGGGACAGCGGACTATCCAGTCGTAATCTCATATCCGACCAGCATGAACAACGCGCTGATGGATGTGGTGTCGACAGCTGCTACTAGCATCGCAAACAGTCCGTCATGGCAGTCTTCACATCCACAGTTCCGATACATCTATAACCAGTTCGCCCAGGCGGCACTGGTAGACAGGTATTCTCAGTTCTGGAGGGAATTCCGTTCAAACTTGTCTATGTTCTTAACTCAGAATATCGGTCTTATTCAGGAGGTCGTGAGTTATCCGGCGGCTCTCGATTCAGCCATTGATCCTTTGGGATCCAACACGATTTACAACACGATGGAAGCCGACTTTCTGTCGAAGAATCAGAACTGGGTGCCAGGTTCCATTCTACTTCCGATTCCAAACGAATTATTTCTTCCTCAACTTGACAACACTCCTCCTAGTGACACACCTGGATGGAGTGGTGGACTCTTTGATGCTGCAACGTTCTTGGCACGTCCGGATATTCAATCGCAATCGATTCCTGTTCAAATGGCAATGCTCCGCACCAACCAGAGCTATGCAAGTCTGATGACCTTCCAGAACAATTTCCAGTCGGCGATTTCAGCAGCAGTGGCAGCAGCAACCGCTATGATCAGCACTGTTCAGAATTCCGGAGCTCACGTTCTGACAACAATCGACGAACTGGTTCCTACTTCAGCAGGACTGGGAGGAGTTCCAGTTATTTTTCAGACAGTGGATTACGACAACGGTGGCTTCCTTGAAAATCCAGACACAATAGTCATCAATCAGGGCGGAAGTTATCTCGTCAGCGGAGATCTGGATTGGGGATCAACCTCTGCTTTGGCCAATCTTGGCTATATGCTCATGCTCAATGGGTCTACAGTCTTGGGCACTGAGACGTTATCGACTGATTCAACCGATCCTCAAACTGAAGTCTTTTCCTTGACCTACAACTTCAACACTGGAGATACTATTCAACTGCTTGCATTTTCAAGTGAAGATGTAGAACTTCAATCAGGAACAGACTTAACGATTACGGTCAATACCAGTCCAGATACAACTAACTCCTTGCCAGTTTCGGTTCCTCCCACGGGTACCATGATGCTCACAGCCGAAGTCAACCTTGTGGCAGGACAAGCGGTTTCGGTAGACTCAAGTGGTAAAGTTACACCAGTACTTCCCACTCTTGTGGCATTACCTCAAGTTGCCGGAGAATTTTGTATTCCTTATGTAGACGGTATTGCTCTAGAGTCAGCCACAGCAGGTTCCACAGCTACAGTTGCGAATGCGTATGGTACTACATTTACAGTTTCTGGAGCATCCTTTACTGTGGGGGGAATCATCTATGTGGCTCACGATGGATCTATGACTCAAGACTATGCAGGAGAAGTTTTAACTAACTGTGATTGGACTGTTGTACTTGGGAAAGCTCTCACTTCAGACACTTTGCTGTTTCAGCCACATCTACCCTATTCACGGTGGGATGCTGGAACATATTCAAATCCAGTATCGGAATAGGAAGATATGAGATACGAATTCCAATGTGTTGAATGCAGCACGATTCAAGAAGTTGTCTGTCCGATGTCCAAGGCCAACTTTGACGATCGCGTGTGTCCGAAATGCGGAGGGGTTGCCAAACACAAACTTGGAGCACCAGCTGTGCTGACTGCCAATATGACACATCAGACTATTGATGTCGCAGTTGGTAGAGATGCCAATGCCAGGTGGGACGATATTCATAGAAGACAAGAACTTCGAGAGAAGGTCCGTACGGAATCCAAGACTCAAGGTGTCTCGCTTATTGGAAGAAATGAGTTTCAACCTCTGTCTGACTTAAAAAAGACGATCCGGACTGATACCAACAAGCGACTACAGACTAAAGGATACGAGAGCCTTTCTGAAGAGGATGCTCGTCTCATAAAGCGATAGTGAAATTCTCTCTTTGATTGTTGAGAAAGGATATCAAAACCAAAAAGAGAATTCCTTTGTTCTTTATAGAGACGCTAAGCAACCCGAGTCTTCAGGGAGATTTCAAATGGCATTGTTCAGCAGCTACGCTCCTCCAGGGATTTATACAGACACCAACATCGTCAGCCCAGGGTCTCCGCTTTTCGGCACGGCTCGTGTCCCGGTGCTCATCGGAGAAGGTGTTCAGTCCTTCACATACTCCGATGTCGAAATTCCTCGCGGGTCTGTGGCGGGTGGCAATGAGTCGGTAGTTGGCGAGGACATTTCATCTCAGGCCAACGGAATCACCACTGTATTCCAGCTTTCCTACTACCCGGTTGTGACTGGCGACGGAACCGACACAGTTTCCACCAATCCTTCCGACATCACGGTCACGGCCAACGGAATCCAGTGCGCAGTCGCCACTTTGAACGGCGCTCTTGGCCAGTTCACCTGCTACGAGATTCCTGCCGGCGCAGATGTGGTGGTCAACTATTCCTTCGATCGCACCGATACATTGATCACCAACGATAATCTGACCAACCAGATTCCCACCTTCGCTTCCCTGACTCTCCAGACTCTCGCCCTGTCTCTTTCGGTTCCTGGAGCGACTGGCAATGAAGTGACTTTGGCCTTCACTCTGGCTTCTTCAATGAATGGAGTTGCTGACGTTGCAGCGGTCACGGTCAATGGCAATGCAGTGAGTGTGGAACTTCGGAACAATGATCTTGGCGGCACGGTTCGCACTTTGGCCAAGGTGGCTTCGCTGCTCAACAATGTCCTGACTCTATCGGCAGGGTACATCCTGGTCACTTCTGCTTCTACCACACCAGCGGCTGCTGTCTCAGCCACTCCTTTCGCTGGTGGAACTGGCCAGAGCACCAACAAGACTTTCTCTGTATCTCACCTTCCCATCACCGACGGATCGAACGCTGGAGCCGCAACCACCACTCCTTCCGATGTGACGGTTTTAGTGAACGGCACAGCAGTGTCAGTCACGGCAGTCAATGGAGCAGCGGGACAGTTCACTTTGGCGACTGGCGTCACCACCGTCCAGACCCTGGAAGTATCCTACTACACCAACACCTACCAGAGAACTTTCGACGTTATTCCTTCCCCGAATGTCAGTTCGATCATTAAAGTGGGCCTTGGTCCTGACAGATCTGACTATATTCAGGGAATTGACTACGTCCTCAGTGGCAACACCATCTCCTGGGGAGCAGCGGTCACTACAGAACAGGGTGCAGTGATCGGCACAACCACTCCTTTCAATGGTCTCTACATCATAACGTCCTTGAAGGATGACCATGCCTATCTTCGTCAAGCCACCGGCGGAGTGAGCAACAGTGTCAACCTGAGCTTCACTCTGGCCGATGTGCCGGTCGACGGATCTGGTTTGGGTAATCCGACCAACGATCCTACCCTTATCAATGTGTATGTGGGACCGGATCCAGTCACGGCTTTCAATGCAGGAACTGTGACTGTTTCGAGCCTTCGTGGAGATTCAGCGACGGTGGTTCTCAAGAATCCTCCGGCAATCGGATCTTTCGTGTACGCTTCCTACTATCGCTCTGTGTTGAACGATCACACCCTTTCACTGACGGCCACGAATCCTGCCATCAGTGGGTACACTATCACTGATGAGAATGGTATTGTCGTTCCGACAGCACAGATCTCTACAATCATGACTGGGGGTGGTATCACTTCAGCTTCTGAAGATGACACAGTGGTTTGGCCCTATGACTTCTCCGATCTCAAGGCAGCGATTGAGGGACCGAATGAAGTTGTAACCATCACTTTTCAGAACGACAATCTATATCTCACAACTACTCCTGGAAATCAGGCGTCTGCCACTATCCAAGGTCTTACTGTCACGGCTCACAACATCGGCACTGCTCCAAACGGTGTGACCAATATCACCTTCGTGGCAGGTTCAGCAGTTGCGGACAGCCTTGCTCTCACGAAGCTGGGAGAAGCAATCTCGGTGAACATTACTACTGCTTCTTCTGGTGTTCGCACTATGGGAGACATCCTCTCTCTGTTCACTTCAACCCCAGTAGCCACAACGATTGCAGGTCCCATCACAGCTACCCTCACTTCGGGTATCGCGGGAAATGCTGCTGTAGCTGGAGGTCCGACTAACTTTGCTGGAGGTACTGCCACTGTCAATACTGGTCCTTACGCAGATCGCTTCATCGTGACTTCTTCACTTGGCAGCGGTGGATCAGCGGGTACAGGTTACCTGGGACAGACCTATGTCGATGCCATAACGGGACTGAAGTTCACCCTGGTCAATCCCACGGATTCTCTTAGTTACGGTTACACGATCCTCCAGACTGGCTATACTTGGGTTGCTCTAGACACGATTGCCATCACGGTGTCTAACACAACAACTCGCCATGCTTCACAGATTCCTACCATCGATGTTCCGGGAGTCTGGACTGAAGTCGAGCAGTTCTTCAATGTGGGCACCGGCAACACGGCCATCATCACGACCTTCAATGGATCCGGCAATGGACCTTCGGTGGGTGAGTATTACTACCTCACCTACACGGTCGCAAAGCAGGCCAGCGACTACGCTCTGCAGCTGTTCACCAGCGCGGCGGATGCTTATGCGGCATACGGACAGCCTTCTGCTATCAATCGTCTGTCCTTGGGCGTCTATCTTGCGACTCTCAATGGCGCTCAGATCTTTGGTTGCATCCAGGTTCCACAGCAGACCAATTCAAACCTGGCTGCAGATTCCGAGTACATCTCGGCTTTGCAAACTCTAACCACGAAACTGCCAGGAAGCGACTCCAAGGTCAACGTGATTGTACCTCTCAGCACTTCGCTGACGGTACAGCAGGCACTTTCTCGCCAGCTGATCACTCAGGCTCAGGTTCGTAATCGTGGAGAGGCAATCGGATTTGTAGGCTTCAATCAGTTCACCACTCCGACTCTAGCTCGCCAGTATGCTCAGTCTCTCGCCAATTCCCGCGTCGTCGCGGTGGCACCGTTCTATGCGGCGCTGCAGCTTCCCACGCAGGATGCCAACGGAGTCTTCGAAGTCATCGGTGTGACGGGCGAATTCATTGCGGCGGCTCTTGCCGGCCTGAACCTCAACACGGCAAACGACGTTGCAACCTCGCTCACCAACCAGAACCTGGTCGGATTCACTCAGCTTCTGCAACGCTACGACGATCCCACCAAGGATCTCATGGCAGGAAGCGGAATCACGGTCTTGGAAGAGAACAACGGAGCACTGTATGTTCGCGACTACCTGACCACTGATCCTTCGAACCCGATCACCAGCGAGCCGACTTCCACCACTATCGTCGACTACACTCGCCAGCAGTTCCGCCTTGGCCTCAAGCAGTTCATCGCTCGCAAGTTCACGGCTCAACTCCTGAACGACATCACGATCGTCTCCAACTCGATCTTGACGTCACTGGTTGGCAACGAAATTCTATCAGCTTTCGCAAATCTGTCGGTGATTGCAAGTCCGACCGATCCAACCGTCGCTCTGGTCACTGTGGCCATCAAGCCTATCTTCGCTCTGAAGTACATCCAGGTCACCTTCTCGGTGGCTACACAGCTGTAACCCACGGGGAGGAGCGATCCTCCCCACATTTTCTCGTCTGGTGAAGACAAATGAAATCAAAGATGATCGCGCGTCGCAAGCAAGCAGCACCTCCGGTAACTCCTGCGGCCCCGGCTCCTCCAAAGCCTGTGGCTGCTCCACCTCCGGTTCCTGGTGTTGGTGCACCTCCAGTTCCTACGGCTCCTCAGGAATACCAATCCACTGATGAAGCTCTCAAGGCTGTCAGCACTGACGTCCTGGCTTCAATGGTGAAGGCTCTCGTAGGTGGCAAGGAATTTGCGAACGACAAGGCGGCTCAGTTCCTGATCGAAACCATGACGGCTGAACTTAAAACTCGTCCGGTCCAGGTCGAGGATGGCGAACCTCGTCTCGCCTCCAACAAGAAGAAGGCTGGTTGGATTTCCGTCAACGACAAGACCATGGATCTCGAAGAAGGCGGCGATCGAGTTCCGGAAATTGCTGAAGCTCACGGAAAGCTGGAAGATCACACTGGCATCGTGAAGACCAGGGTGGTTCTCCCTGAGAAACTCGCTGCTGCTGAAATTTCTACGGCTTCTGCAGTAAAGAAGGCTGAAGGATACGTCGCCAGTCTGAAGAACACATACCTCGAATCCAAGGTTCTGAGCACTGTCAATGGAACTCGTCCAGTTCGCGAAGCGGTCGAGTCCATCTATGCTGCCTCTCTTCGGATGGCCGATGCGACAAAGACACTTGCCAAGCAGCAAGAGCAGGAAGAAGAGGAATCCGAAAAGGCCAGGAAGGCTCTTGAAACCAAGAAGTCAAGTTCGAAGTACAAGCTGGGCGGTTTGATGGTCGCGGCGGCTGAAGACGAGATCAAAGAAGACATTTGCAAGACTTGCAGAAAGCCTCAGTCTGCTTGTACCTGCGAGTAGTTTCTTCAAGTTTTCTTACTACCGGGCACCAGAGTTAGAAGCACACAGGAGATTGAATCATGGCAACGGGCGCATATCTTTACCAAGAGGGGGCAACTCCTCAAACAAGTACAGTCCTGAGCACCCGCTTCCGCATCTTTTCACATGCGGTGGGCAACGGCAAGTTCACGAAGTTGGGAGTGACGTCTTCTTTCAACATTCAGGAACAACGCAATGTCGAAGCGGTGCGTGGCTTGGGATTTGGCGATCAAGTTGCTGAGCTTGTGCCCGGAGTGACGGCCCCGATGTCAATCTCTGTGAATCGCACCGCTCTGTACCTGGCAAATCTTCAGCAGATGATGGGATACAAGGCTGGCGTTTCCGGCCTGGTCCGTTCACTGCGTCACCACAAGTGGCCCTTCGATATCAAGACCGAGATTGCCTTCTCGGAACTGGTGTCCGAGCTTGGCAGTGGTGCAGGCCCCGATTCAACGGTGGCTTCTTATTTCAACAGCGAGGGCGGTCTCAACAACTATGGCAACACCGGAATCTACGCTGTGGCCACGGTTTACGAGGGATGCTGGATGGAGTCCTACACATCCAACTACCAGGTCGAGCAGGCAGCGGTAACTGAAGATTGCCAGATTGTGGTGACGGATATCTTTGATTGCAGTGGGAGCGTGTACGGTGAGTTCATCGACGGAGGACTCAATAAAAATGACCCCACCGGCAGAAGCCTCTTGTTTTCTTTAGTTGGAAGCTAACCCAGTTTACTGACACAAGTTCGCAGTATTAGAGAGGTGAGCAGAACATCGTTCACCTTTTCTATTGCGAGGATTCCAATGAACGTCTTCACCGTTTATAAAACCGTCAATCTGATCAATCATCGCTATTATCAAGGAGTCCACGAAACTTCTAATCCCAACGACAGCTATCTAGGTTCCGGCATCGTTCTCACAAGAGCCGTAGCCAAGTATGGTGCCAGCAACTTCTCCAAAGAAATCTTATTCGTATACAACACAGCAGAAGAAGCCTTCTCCAAAGAGGTCGAACTTTGCGCTATTTCCAAAAATGATCCTCTTTGCTACAATCTACATCCCGGTGGCAAAGGAGGTTTCTGAACTTCTCGCTAAAAGAACAGCAACTAATGTTAGACTCTATGGAGGAGCCAGCCCCACCTGTGATTCCACCGTTAATCAAAAGCGCATTCGTACCAACAAGAAACGCTTTGGTGGCAACGCTCCAGCCTGTTCTAAGGAAATCAGGGACAAGATGAATGCTACTCGGAGGAAATCCAAACTTCTCCCCTCTTCTTAGAGGCAATATGATGTATAGTCGTCTTCTCCAGCCTAAGACTGCAGTCTTCTACGCTTCCCCTGAAGGAGAAACTGACGATCCATTCTATGGACCTATTCCCAGAGGGGTGGGCGGTGCAGATCTTGACGGTATTCCGGACTCTCCGATAAACAACAAAACTCCTGAATATGCTGAGGAGTCTCGCGGGTACAAGAACCCTCTGGCTGAGAAGGGAA